TTTGACTGCTACAAAACATATGATCTTTTTGACGTCACGGATACATTAGCTTTTCATGATGCCGATATCATAGCCGTGGATGAAGCGCAGTTCTTCCCTAGACTGAAAAAGTTTGTTGAATGCTGCCTTTACTGTGAAAAGAGTGTGATTTTGGCAGGCTTAGACGCCGACTCTTTTCAAAGGAAATTTGGAGAACTTATTGACTGTATCCCACTCGCATGTGATGTAACTAAACTTTCAGCCCTGTGTATGTGTTGCAATGATGGAACCCCTGGACCCTTCACAAAACGCATGGTAGAAGATAAAACCTTGGAACTCATAGGTGGAAGTGATATGTATAGCGCAGTTTGTCGCAAACATTTATAATTTGAAAACACCGTCCGAAATATTACGAGCGATTCTTCTAAACCAACCTAACGGGGTCACTGAATCATTCTCATAAAGTGGGATAATGAGAGATATACGAGCGCACCCGTTTTGTTGCCTAGAGACCGAGTGTTTAACTTCACTCCCGTTGTATACAACACCCTTACCCGCCTTACTCTCATTGATCTTTATCTTATCGTTTCGGTCCTTTGTCATTAGGTGAGAAGTGTTACAGGTACTCGTGTATATGTTACATACGTAAGTCTTTCTTCTGCCACCTGTGAAGTTATTATCAAAGTGCCAATCAATGTAGTGACCACTTTGATTGTAGAGTCTCAAAAACCAACAGTATTGCTCAGTTTCACAATCAGCTGGTTTAGTCTTATCACTTCTAACTGTAGAAACATATTCCTCCACTATCTTGAAAACCTGTGGAAGTTTCTCCTTAATCGTACACCGGGTAATCTTGTACCCCTCAACCGCACCAGAAGATGACTTGTTACCATGATTTTGCGCAATGTGTATGATGTCATTTACATACGGATTTAGGCTATTAGATATCGTGGTGCAATCCAATTCCTTGAACTTTCCACTCTGAGCTGGTTTAAGATAACCATTCCAGAGGTTCAGAATGAACGGTATCAGAATTACAAACAATACGACTAGTATAGTTCTAATCTTCATACAATATAGCGTTATTTTTTTTTCACCCTAAAACCGTTTGATGTCCAGTATGAGTACAACTCGTTTACTGTATCCAGTTTTAATCACTTCGTGGTATCTTGAATGATCAAATACAAACTCCTGTCCTTCTGTGTGAACGTGTGGACCTCTCTCTGTATATAAGGTACAGTCACCATCCCCCATAATCGTAATATGGTATCGAAGTAAGAGATTGGTCTCAGCCCTATGTGGTGGTATAGTAGTGGGAGCATCCATAACCGCAAAAGATGCGGTCTCTTCATCAATACACGGGATCTGCTTCACGAGACTCTTTAACTTGGGAAAATGTTCAAAAGAATATCGATAGTAGTTGTCATTTTTTTCAAACCAAGGATCTACGTCATGATACATGGTTTTTTCTAGAGTTTTTGAAACCTCTTCAAACTCTTTGCGTATTTGCTTGTAATGTGCTTTGATTAACCATAATCCGCCAAATTCCCAGTGTGAATATGTGGGTGCGTAAGCTATTAGATCTATGAGAGTGTTTCTAATTCCCACTAATGGTCGTCTCCAATTCTGGAAATACAGTCTATCTACAGGCAATTTCATAAAATCATGACAGATTAGGATGAATGGAACAACCGCCAGATACCACATTATTTTCTCAGTAGATTATAAAAATGCCCGGATACGGCAAGCCCATGGAAAAGTACGCCCCCGCTCCCACTGCTGAGACTAAAGAGGTCAAGGATCGTTTCACGATGCCTGCCATCCCCCAGCTCACCATCGTCCAGATGATCATTGCTGGTGTTATCGTCGCCTACGCCTTCCTCGCCCGCAAGGTTAAGGGTGTCGTCGTTGCGACTCTCGCCCTTACCATTGGTCTGCTCCACATGTACGACCACCTTTACCGTGTGAAGAGGGGTCCTGAGAAGCTCTTCCTCCTTCCCGGTGATGAGAAGAAGGAGAACTACTGTGCCACTGGTGCCTGTGGTTGCGGTAAGTAAATTATATTTATAGATAGTAAGTATGCGCGTCAAGATTGTTCGCAGCCCTGATCCTAAAAAGAAGTTCAGGGCAATCTTAGAAAGCGGCAAAACGGTTGACTTTGGTGCGAGAGGATATTCAGACTATACAAAACACAAAACACCATCCCGTATGCGATCTTATGTATTACGTCACGGTGGTCAAATACCCAAGCGTATTATAGCAGAGAGAGATCCTAATAGAATTCAAAACCTAATGCTGGACATTAATCGTAGTGACAAAGAGGACTGGAAAATGAGTGGTATCAACGGGGCCGGATTTTGGTCACGTTGGTATCTCTGGAGTTTTCCTACCATTGCAGGTGTTAGGCGTTTTATGTCTAAGAGATTTGGGATACAGATCGTTTGAAATCCCTGAACTTTTCAAAAAAGTGGATGATTGTAGTGAGGCGTTTATATAGATCTGGTCCAAGATCAAATTTAACTAGGTCCTCTACTGAATCAAAGTAAATCAGGTCTACATGTTTCAATTGATCAACATTGAATATGTAGTCAGTAAATGTGTAATGTACACTGTCAAAATCTTCACCCTCCCACGTTCTCAAAACATTTTTGATGTGTTCCAATCCAAGGTGTTTCGAAATAGTGTTTACTACACATAGCTTAGCAATATGTACCAATCGCTTACATGTATAATCGTCTATATCACGATCCCATAATCGCTTCATGCGATCGCGATTCTTCCCCCCATCTTCTTTTACACATTCAGAAAAATTGGATATGAGTATTTCTGCTTTCTCAATATTTTCGTCGTTCATTATCCAATTATTCGCGAGGTCTTTTAAATTTTTGATGTTTATGTCATGTTCTGATAATCGACAGAAACATCCTAAATCTTTCAATATACCCATTCTACTATCACTTCTATATTTTTTAAGCCTTACGCGTTCGCAGGCTTGTTGTTAGGCTTCGCGTTGTTGGCAGGCTTGTTATTGTTGGGCTTGTTGTTACCGTTGTTGGGCTTGTTACCATTGTTGTTGGGCTTGGCATTGTTGTTAGGCTTGTTGCCATTGTTGTTGGGCTTGTTGCCATTGTTAGGCTTGTTGTTACCATTGTTGTTGGGCTTGTTGCCATTGTTGGTGGGCTTGTTGTTACCACCGTTCGCAGCACGCGCCTTGTTAATAGCGTCCGTCGCTAATTTGAGAGCGATCTCACGGAGCTTCTTGGCACCGTTGTTGAGGGCGTTGTTCGCGGGCTGGTTATTATTAGCCATGATCGTAATATACTAATTAGTAAGATTATTTTTCCTCATCCCCTTTTTTTTCAATACATTTTTCAGTTCAGCCATAAGTGCCACACGCTTAGCATTTACGGGGGGTTTCCTGGGTGGTGGAGGGGGAGGTGGAGGAGGGAGAGGTGGTCCACCCCCTGTACGCATAGTCATTTGAGGACTGGGACCCACAATAGTTCTACAGATTCGAACAACTTGCTGAGCATTCTTGACACTATTTTCAAAATTTAATCTAATTTTAGCGCGAAGTTCCTTAGCAGTTAGTTTTACCCGTTTACCACGAACATCTTTAGTAACTCGCAGACCAGCTTTCTTAGCCTTCTCCTTGAGATCCTTGTACTGCATATTACTATAGGTAAATATAAAATAAAATTCCTTCTGAAGATATAAAGATAGTAAACTCATGAATCATAAGATGGGTGATGTTACTGAACTAAAGATCATGATTACTCGTGTACTCATCCCTAGGATACGACAGTTAGAAAGTGAAGTAGAATCTTTGAGAAAACACACATGGCCCTATGTGCAAGCTCGTAAGGAACATCATGAACTAGACGACATGGAAGCTAAGATGGATTTTTTCAAAAATTTGGACGATGACACGATCAAACAACTTTTGGAAATCAAATCTAGACTGCGTAGAGGTTCAAATCTTCAGCACAGGGAATTTGACATGATTACATTTAGGAATTTGGAGAATAATTTCTGTTAATACTTTATATAATGAACACAGTAGCTTTATCTAGTGCTTCATCTGGTTCAGTTGGACTGTTATTTTCAGTGTTGGTGATGAGTTATTTATCTGGAATGGATGGTCCATTACCAAAGATAGCGTTAGCATGCTGTGCGTGTTCAACTTGCTCGGGTGCGTTTAGAACTATACAGTATCTCTTACATGGTTTAGTTGGTATCAAAACATATTACCAAATACAGGATTAAAATCTCAGAGTATATTAAATCACTCACGATGGGTGCCGCATTATCCTCCCTTTGGTTCTTCATAAGCCCAATTCCAGATATATCAAATAAGGGTAAGTTCAAACAGGTTTCATCTTTCATGATGTCTGTGAGCTGTATGTTTACGATGCTCTTACTCTACTGGGGTAAGCAATTCTATGATATGCACCCTGGATTCCCCGTTCCATTCCCACCATGGTTCTTCCCAGGTATGCTAATACTTATGTGTAGTTGTTGCTGCTCAACCCTCAAACTTTTGGGTCAGGCAAGAAAGATCGGTAACAAGAAGTAGATTAAAAGAAGTTATCAGTGCGATACATCTTAACCCCAAATGAACCAGTCTTACCAGTGATTGAGACTGTTTCATTTCCATATAACTCACCACATCCGATATCATCCATACAGTCTCTAGCATTATGGCTTATAGGTATAGGGTAGATCTGTTGACCGGGTGTAGTAGTGTAATAATGATACCGATCGCGACGACCACGCACCTCTTTACCATATAGGGGTAATGTAGTTTCATTAGGTCCAGTTAATATACCCATTTGCTGCATTTGCCCGGGTTTGTATTTCTTGATGGGTGGTCCCCTAAACTCTGGTTCTCGGCGCACACTTACTGGGCGTGGTGGTACTGGAAGAGAGGGTTGGGTCTGAATTTTGACAACCCTGGGATTATACCACATGTAAACGAGAGTAAGAACTAGAACGAAGAGGATAGCGGAAAGCATCTGAGTTTTCGTCTTGTTCTTCATTTATTATAGTTAAGGAAAATCTTTCCAAATAAGATATGAAGATACTAGCGGTAGATATCGGGTATCACAACATGGGTTTAGTTTTAGCCGAGTCCTTGACTGGTCCAAGTATTACGATTGAATACATGAAAAAGGTAAGTTTAGAAGACTACAAATATTTAAAGACCAATGACTTTGTTGACCTAGTTCCTTTATTTGTGGAAGATCATCAACACCTATTTGATATGGCTGAGAAGATACTCATAGAGAGACAACCCCCGGGTGGATTTACGAATATTGAGATTCTTTTACATTACATGTTCAGAGATAAGGTTAAACTTATTTCACCTGTGAGCATGCATTTACATTTTGGTATAAGAAACTTGGATTACGATGAGCGGAAAGAGCGGACTATAAGTCTAGCCGAAAGATGTTTGAAAGAGGAAATTCCATACGAAAGGAAACACGACATAGCTGACGCTGTGTGTATGATTATGTATGACAATTTTAAATGTGCGACTCATATATTTGATCGTTTTAGGTATCGTCCACCTTCTTCAACGACTTGAGTTCATCATTAATAATCATAAGTGAATTCTTTATAGCTTCCATAGCACCAAAGACCTCATTCGTATTTCCCCTGTCAACAAAGTCCTGAATTTTATTGAGATTGTGTTCGATTGATTCTTTACTAAGACGAGCATCTTCCTCCATTCTTTTTTTGGTTTCTTGGAGACGAACTATTTTAGTATAAATTGAATCTCTGTCAACCATGAAAGATTTTGTTAGGGTTTTGATATCTTTTTTGAGAGCATCTTGCTCTCTGTAAAGTTCTATACGAGGTGTTTCCGTTTTCCCCTGTTCAATATTCTTTTGAAGTTCATGTATCTTAACTAAAATTGACTCTTTATCCTTAGTAAATACCTCATACTTCTCCTCTACGATCTTTTCGAGACGAGTAATTTCAGTATCCATTATAAGAGATTGACAAATTTTTATGAAAATAATCTGTGCACATAATAAATGCCTAGTTCCAAGCAACTTCAGGATGCGCGTAAAAAGTTAAAGAAGACTCCTAAACCCAAGGGTAATTCACCTAGGATACCATCTGCTGCGCTCCTCCGTATCATCAAGTCGGATCCCAAGATTAAGCGTAACAAAGAATTTGTAAAGCGTGTCCATGAGTTAATCAAGAATGGTAAGTAAAATACCATTTAGACTACCCTCATAGCAGGAATCTTCTTACCATCCCATCCTTCG